CCATAAACAGCCGGAACCACAGACGGGGCAAGCATCTGCATGTTCACAAACGGATTGACTTGATTCGCCAACACAGACGCCGCATTATCGGCCGCCTGATTCATGGTCATGCGCGCACCAGAGGCCCACTGCTGTAGGAACTGGCGGCGGGCCTCAGCGGCACGCTGAGCCTCCGCCCGCGCATTCGCATACGGATCCACATACGGTGCCGGGGCGGCCGCAGGGGCCGCAGGCTGGCTCAACAAGGCGGCCACCGCATCATTGCTGGAAGACGACGGCTGAGCCGCAGGCTGGCCCGACAAAGTGGCCACCGCATCGTTCGTTGTGCCATTCACCGCTCTCTGCATCGCCGGATTCATCGACTCTTGTTTGGCGGCATCAGCGGCCGCAACCTGATCCAGATACTTCTGAGAAATAGCAGGAAGATCCAGAATGCCCGGAGCCTCCAAACCGACCTGATCCTTGAAACGGCTAAGAGCCGCAGACTGAGTAGAACGATTCGTCGTACCCGTCTTCTTGTAACTCGTCCCAGTGCGACGATCAATTTCCCAAGGCTTCAACATGGCTCAACTCCCTAGAAACGGCATGTAGTCCTGCAACGTCAACGCCGCCCGATAAATGTCAGACAACTTCTGCAACTCCGCATCAGCCACCAACCCCTCATACGCCGCATTCACCGACGCATCACCCAACAACGACTGCTGTTGCTCATCACGAACCCGATCCGCAATGTCCTGTGTCTGCTGTTGCACACCCGTCGCAAAATCAGACACACCCCGCTGACGAACACCAGAGTTCCGCAACCCACGCGCCCCATACGACGCCGCCAACTTCCCCAACTGCGCGTTCGACGAACGCGCCAAATCAGCCTGCTGACGCCGCCCCCTCTGCTGAGACAAAAAACGGCTGTACGCACTAGACGCCAAAGAAGCATCCCGCTGAGTAGCGGCAGAACGCACCTTCTGCGAATACGCCAAACCTAAATCTGCGTAGTTACCAGCCATCACATAAAGGCCATTTCGTTACAGGCCGCCAGCATCCAAACGGCTCTCATGGTCATCCAACAACGCCCGAAGACGCTCTAACTCTGCGGTCAACGCCAGAACAATCTGGCGCACAGCAACCGCATCCGGCCCCTGAAGACGAGCCACCGACGGCGGAATGAACTTCCGTTCAGCCATCAGACACGACTCCTACGCGGGTTGAACTTGTACGCAATCGCGTTCACACCCCACGGCTGACCCCCAGCCCCAGACACCTTCAACTGGACAGCCTTCGCCAACCCCAAATTCGACCCCTTCACCAGATCGGCACCCAAATCCGGCTGAACCCACGACGAATAGCCGCCAGCAATATCTTCCCCAGCCAACGCCACCGTGAACGACCGATCCACCGTCGCCCGATTCCAATCATGAAACACCTGAACCGTCAACGACGTGTCCTCACCCAACTGGCGGACCATCAACTCCGGACGACGCCAGAACTTCGACGCCGTCATCACACCCGCGTCCTGCCAACGCGTCACGTAATACGACGAAATATCAAACGCCGTACCCGCAACCGTGTCCCGATACAAATCCGTCTGATCCACCTTCAACACATACGGCTTCGCCGGATGTGCGGTCACCGGAACCCGATCACCAGCATTCGTCACAAAATCAGTCGACGGCCCAAACCCATAACCATCACCCAACTGATAACGCGTCCACGACCCGCCATCACCAATCGTCGGATCCCACACAAACGTCTGTGTCACCACCGACGTTTGAACATCCCCATCAAACTTCACCGTCGCAGAGTCATACGTGACACCCGCCTGCTCATACCCCTGTGTCTGCCCGCCATACACCAACGTCGCCGACCGGTACGTGTCCTCCGTGGAGTTGTAGGTGTACGCCGAAGGCGCAACACCAGCAGGCAACGACACCAACACCCGGCGACCCACCCGCGACACCAACACATCGTCAGCCGCCTCATCGGCAAACTCGCCCAACTCAACAATCGGACGCAACTGGCCGAACAAATCAGTGAACGTCTGCCCGTCATACGCAAACAGGCCGTCCGGCCAAGAGAAAAAGAACACGCCAGTCTCCGACACGGCGATCGCCTTCGGCGACGCCGCACCAACCTGCGTAGTCAACGGCACCAACTGGTAGGTGTCCTCGTCATAACCCAAAATCGCAAACACAGCGCGCGGCTTGAACACCAACAACTGGTCGCCAAACGACACAATGCCGGTGATCCCACGGCCACCACCGACAACATCGATGTAATCCAACTCACGCCACGACTCCGGAAACCCCGGATGCGAATAGCGGACACGATCCGGAAACGCTGACCCGTCCTCAGAAGTAGAAGCAACCCACAACCGGTCAACATGAGTCGCCACATGATCCGCAGTCGGCATGTGTGTCCCAGTAGGCGAAGCAAACGAATCCTGCCAAGCACCCGACGCTGACGCCGTCAACGTCGTCAACGTCGAACCATCCCACTTGAACCCGGCCGTCCCAGCCCCAGCCGACGAATACAACAACGACGTGGCAGACGACGACCACGGCGCAAACTGTGCGCCATCAGCCGCAGTCGTCACCGCACCCGTATCCGCAAACGTCCCGTTCTGAGTCCAGAACACCTTGTTGTTCGCCGCAACCAACAACTGGCGATCATTGCCTTCCCAGAAGAACGCACGTTTCGGTGTGAACGCCGCCGACCCCAACGAACCAATAGGGGACAGGTTGTAATCAGTGACACCAGCCCGCTGGGAGAACCCGCCACGCGGATCCAGATCAACATTCAGCAGATCGGGCGACTCATTCTCAGCCAACTGGAATGCGTCAGCCCGATAGTTCAGACCACCCGTAAAGTCGTTCGTCTGAATTGTCGACAGCATCAGTAGTAGACCGGCGACTGGTAGCCATTCGATGACTCATGGAAACGTCCACCGGACAGCACCAGCGGACGGTGCGACGACACCCGCATGATGTCCCCAGCGGCAAGCCGCACAGCCTCATCAAACGACTCACGGTAAAACGAAGCCAACTGGGTGTCTTCCTGCAACTGGTAGGTCTGAGCCACCCCGTAATACACCAGCGACTGATGCAGACGTTCGTCCGCATCAACCTGCGTGGTGTCATTCTGATACCACGATGTCGGCTTGCGGTAGCCCCGCAAACTCAGGTTGTACACACCGTTCGGCCGAGGCCACAGATACAACTCCTGTTGCCACACAGAGAAATGCAACGGTCGGGACGACAAGTCCGATGACCCCAACCACAACGCCTCAGCGTCCTCATGGGCCACCAACGTCAACCGGACACCACCAGCAGTGGTGTCCACCACCGACGTGATCTCACGCACATCCCCCGAACCGATCGACGACAACGCATACGAACGCTGATCCGCGACCGTGTTCAACGTGTACGTCTTCTCCAGAAACGGCCAGCGACGCTCCAACGCAATCATCCGGTCATAGCCGTCTTGGATGTACATGTTCAACAACGTGTCCGACAGATCCGTCGAATCCATGTCGACGATCTCACGGACCTTGGAGCGAATGTCAGCCAGATTCACCCTCACGCTCCTTGATCTCCCGGGCCATCTGCCTCAAATGCCCCATGCAATAGTCCGTGCCCTTGGCACGATGCCCCTGACACGTCGCCTCATTAGCCATACAGCGGGTGTGGCCGGTGTACGGCATACCCCCCGGAGGAGCAGGGGAAGATCCATCAGGTGCCACGGCAGGACGAGAATCCCGCATCGCCGACACGCCGTACAGGGAATACACAGGTACACCAGCCATCACTAAAAGGCCAGTTCGTTACCCAAATGGTAAGGCGGGGGGCCGAAGCCCCCCGCCGAAACCGTCACTAGCGTGCCTGATCAGGCGGTACGGCCAGTGAGTTTGCCCTGCTTCTTCGCGTTACGGCAGGTCAGGTTGCCGTAGCAGAAGATCAGCGCGTAACGGGCATCCATGTTCTCAGGACGGACGAACTCCGTCTGCTGGAACCACTTGCCGCTGTGACCGACGAGGGTCAGGTACTTGGAGTTGATGAAGTACATGACACCCGACTGGCAGTCCACGTCGTAGACCACCGGGGCGGCCTTGAACAGAAGGTTCTGGAACCCGCTGTCAGCCGTCTTGGTGTCGGTGTAACGGAGTTGCGGCGTGAGCAGCGACTCGTACTTCTCAAACAGGGTCTGAGTGGTCAGCACCATGTCCGGATGGTCGTTGCCAACCGAAACGGTGTTGTAGGCGGTGGTCATGTCAGCCTGAGTGAGCGCACCAGCGGTGCCCTCCTCGTACGACTGCCAGAACTCATTGCCCGACGTGGCCCGGTTGATTCCGCCGACAGTGCCAGCCGAATCGACAATCGCGGCCAGACCAAGCCAGTCCTTGCCGGAGTTGCCGGTACCGTCACCGAAGAACATGGCGTTGAAGCCTTCCTTCATCGACTCCTCGGCCTGCATGACCTTGGCCTCAAGAAGGTTGATGATGGCCTGCTCGCCGTTGTTCTTGGCCTCTTCGATGCCGGAGATCGCGATGGAAACGGCGTACTGCTTCCAGTCGTACTCGGCGGCAGTGATGCCTTCCTGAGCGGTCAGCGAAAGCGTGTCGTAACCGGAGTACGACGCAACAGTGCTGTTCTCAGCGTAGATGAGCGGCTCCACGATCTTGGTGCCACCGTCAACCATGCGGAGACGGCCACGATCCATGAGGTGGTTGGTCAGCGGACGAGCGTTGAACACGTTGTCCGTAAGTTGGTCGCGATAGTTCGCGATAGTGGTCGACAGCAGGCTGTCGAAGTTGGTGTTACCAGCCATGAGAATTTCTCCCTAGAGGGTTATGCGACGCCGAACTCCCGCTTCGCGGCCGCCCAAGCGTCGGAAACTGAACGGATTGGAGCCGACTCCGACTGGCCCTCACCAGCCGCACCAGACCCGCCAGCAACCATCCCTGCACCACGCTTCGCATCCAGCACCGCCTGCTCTTGAGCAGTGCGGTCAGTTGCCAGACGCTCAGCGGCCTGCACACGGGCCACCAGCCGGTCATAAGCGATCTGCTTGTAGACCGCCTCAAGATTTGTGTTCCCAGTCGCAAGCGCCTGAGACACAACTTCCTGAGGATCGAAATCTTCTCCGTATGTGGTTTGCAGTCGACTGACTTCTTGCTGGAGTTGCTGGTACGCCCGGTCCTCTTCAAACTGGCGTATCCGGTCATCAAGTTCTTTCACACGGGCTTCAACCGGGTCGGCCCACTCAGACGCACCCTCCGCATCAGAAGCCGCCTGATTCGCGACCTGCTGTGCTTCGGCCCGTGACAGCCCGTAATGGGTCTGCAACAGGTTGATTGTCTGAGCAGGATCGTTCTCCAAAGCCTGCGCGATAGCACTTGCCCACTGAAGTTGCTGTCTCTGCTCTGCCAGTTCCTGCGTCTTGCGGGTGTAATCCGCCTGACGGCTGTAACCGGCCACTGCCTCAGACAACGGAACCCGCACGTCCTCACCGTCAACCTTGACCACCACGTGATGATCAGAAAAGTCGTCGACGTTCAGGATTGGTGCATTGTCCGCCACCTCTGGCGTTCCGCCCACATCTCCGACTTGTCCGTCAACGACGGGGTCAACCTGCGGGGCATCAATCGTGTCACTCACTATGTCTCCAGAGTCCAATCGGTTGCTCTAAGGGAGGGAAACCCCTCCATATAGATAGAAAAACCGTTACCTAGAGACGCTCAGATGACACGACGAGACAACACACAGCACTGCAAAATTGCGATCCCGTTCGCAAAGTTGCGTGTCTCCACATCAAACGTCGAAGCCACCGTGACATACAACGGATCAGACGCCACCTCATAGCCCGACGTGGTGATCACACGAATCTTCGATTCGTGCGGCACCGGAAACCACTCGTCATCCAACGAATACGAGTCCTGCCACACGATCTCAACTAGCGGCGGCTGACCTGCCTCCGGCCACGATCGATCTGGTTCCTGAGTTCGTTTGCCGCCCACACGCACACTCCAACAACAATGACCAATACGCCAAATAGAACGGCCCCAGCCGTCTTGACGGCCGTCACCACAGGTGACGGCACGCCCAATACCTTGCACTCAAAATGTCCGTCGCCGTCTCACACTTGTGACGGGCACGGAACGACTTGCGGCGAGCCTTACCACGCTCCGACTTCGGGTCAGAACCCTCAGTCGTCACACCCTGCTGGCCGAACCGGATCGTCTTCGTCTTCCCATCAGCGTTACGGGCAACAACAATCCACGACTTCGTCGGATGGTTCGGTGTGCGCTTCGGCTTGTTGTAGTCCGACACCCCGGCGTTCACCAGTTTCGGATCACGCTCAGCCATCGCTCAGTAATCCATGTTGTTGCGCCGAGTCGCAGAACGACGCGGCGCGGCCTTCTTCGCAGGAGCCTTCTTCTTCGCCGCCCCATGCGACTTGCCCTTCATCAGACTGCCATCAGGCATCCTGTGAAACCCGGGGGGAACCTTCATGGCCTTCTTCGGCTTATTGGGCATCACAAACCTCCACTATTCGGTAGCGCCACCCCAAGACGAGATGACAACGCGGCCAACACCGCAGGATCAACACCCGACAGTTCCATCGGGTTTGCCGCCGGGGGAGCGGCCACACCAGCCGGACCCGCAGGAGGCGGCTCCGGCATCGGCACCGGCATCTGGGCAGGCACAGCCTCCGGGGCAACCTGAGCGTCCGGCACCGCCTGAATGAACTCGCCCGGATTCTTGATACCAAACCCGAACTGCAACACGTGGGCGGCAAGCCGCTCCACGTTGATCACACCAGCCGACGCAAACGGAGCCATCGCATCCACCATCTGAAGAGCCGACTGACGGCGGAACGACTCATTGTTCGGAGCAGTCGAACCAGCCTCCACCTCAAAATCAAACTCGCCAGAGATGTAGTCACGATCAAACGTGACCCACATCGGCACCCCATCCTTGCCAGTCACACGGGCAACCTGCTGGCCCGTCATGTACTGCTGGGCCAACTGCACCATCCGCACAGCAACCTCAACAATCGCACCCTCAATCGTCGCCAACTTGTCAGCCGCACGTGCGTTCGCCGCATCCTGCATGATCGCGGCCTCCGTCGCCGTGCGACGGATCTCCGGCAACGCGCCACGCTGATACTCCGACACACCAGTGATCTGCTCCACATCCCCTTGGATCATCTCCGACTGGTTGTAAAACTCTGGCGGAGTGATCACCGCAGGGAACGGTGCCACCACATTCGACAACGACTCATCCGATGCAACCGGCACCAACACGTTGTCGTAATCCGACTCCAACGCGGAACGACCGTCACTATCAAACGCAGATTCCTTGAACAGGTACTTGCGTGAGAACCGCTTACGGTGGTTCATCATCTGGGTGCGGGTTTCATTCAACTCACGTTGAAGCGGCTCAATCGCCTCCAAATCACCCATCGGATAGAAATGATCCGGCACGTCATAGTTGCGGATCATCACAAACGGATGACCGAACGCGTACGGCATCTGTGTCGGCTTGATCAGGAACTGATCGCCACCCTCAGCAAACACCGACATCGTCTTCGTGCGAACGTCGTAAAACTCCCAGATGTCCACATACGAATGACCGTCGTCATGAATCTTCTTGCGTCCCGTTTCGTCCGCGAAACGTGACGTAGACGACGGCGCAACCCTGTCACGGGCCTGCTTCGCGTACCGCTTATCAGCCTTCACATCAGCCATCGGACGACGAATCCGTTGAGCAATCCACTTGGCGTCACGCATCGACGTGGCATCCGGATCAATGAACATGTCAAACGGCGACACACGCTCAACAAACGGACGGTCCTCCACCACCACAATCGACGGCGTCACCTCATTGCCCTCGGCGTCCGGGTCCGACGGCTCATCGCCAGTCTCAACAACTTCTTCTTCGATGTACCGGTAACCGCACTTCAGCCAGCCGTGACCGACCACCAGAAAATCTTTGACAGCACGTCGGAACTCTGGCTTCACCTT